ATAGAAAAAGTAAAATGAAAAAGTATGACGACATAAGATTTCAGGAATTAAAAGAAGGCCTTTATGACCCTAATATCTTTAAGGCATTCTTTTTAGCAGGTGGTCCTGGTTCAGGTAAAACATTTGTCACTAAAGCTTCATTTGCTGGTACTGGTTTAAAAGTAATTAACTCAGACGCTTCTTTTGAAAGAGGTTTAAAGAAGTCAGGTCTATCTATGAAAATGCCAGATGATGAGGCAGAAGCTAGAGATATGATTAGAGACCGTGCTAAGGCAACGACAGATAGTCAAATGCAATTAGCAATCAACGGCCGATTAGGTCTTGTTGTTGACGGTACAGGTAGAGATTACGATAAGATTGCATATCAAAACCAGTTGTTAAAACAATTAGGTTATGACACACATATGATATTTGTTAATACAAGTTTAGAAGTTGCATTAGAAAGAAACGCACAAAGAGAAAGAACAGTACCAGAATATATTACAATCAAATCTTGGAAAACTGTTCAATCAAACATTGGTAAGTTTCAAAACTTATTTGGTATGAACAATATGATTATTATTGATAACAATAAATCTGATTTAGAATTAGTTACTCAGACTATGAACAAAGTAGGTAAATCTATAAGAGGTTTATTAAACAGACCAATTCAAAGTTATACGGCTAAAAGATGGATGGCAACGGAAAGAAAGTTAAGAAGACGATAATGGGTAAATTTAAAGATTTTATATTAGAATCTATCATTGATATTCCTAGAAGGACTTATGCGCCTAAGGTTTTTGATGATGCTGATACTTCTAATCCAAAAATTAAACCTAGTATTAAGAAGTTAATTGATACACAGTTAAAGGAATTTGAATCAGAATATCCTGTATTAAAGACTTCTTTAATTGGTTCTATTCTAACTAAAACATATAGAAATGACGCAGACTTAGACATCAATGTTTTATTTGATGTGCCTGCTGAAAAGGCTGAGGAAGAAAGAGTAAGACTTTCTCAAAAGTATTTGTCTGCTAAAAATCCAGACAACATTCAAGGTAAGTTAATACCAGGTTCACAACACCCTATTAACTTTTATTTCATTACTGACAAGAAAACATATGATGACCAAAACAAAAAGGCTGACGCAGTATTTGATATTGAGAATGATAAATTTATTAAACGACCAGAAGATTTTACATTTGATATTAACTTGTACATACAAGACTTCAATAAAAAAGTACAAGAGATTGATGTTGTCAAAGGTGAATTAAAAAGAGATATTATAGACTATGATGAATTAAAAGATTTATCTCCTGAAGATGTATTGAATTTACAGGATAAAATTAATGATAAGTTAGAAGAAATTGAAGACAGTATCAATGACATTATTAAAATAGGTGATGGTGTTGACGCAGAAAGAAGAGCTGCGTTTGATAAAGATATGACACCTGATGAAATTAGAACTTATGGTGTTAAGAATAGATTACCTAAAAATGTTATCTATAAAATGTTAGAAAAATACCACTATCTAAAATTCTATAAGAAATGTAAAAAGATTTTAGATGATGGTGAAGTTACAGACGCAGAAATAGATTCATTAAAAACTGAAGCAAAAGGTAAATCTATTGCATTTGCTTTTGGTAGATTTAATCCACCAACTATTGGCCACGAAAAACTTATTAATAAAGTAAAATCAGTATCAGCAAATGATTACAGAATTTATTTAAGTAGAAGTGAAGACCCTAAAAAGAATCCTTTATCTCCAAGAGATAAACTAAACATAATGAAAAAGATGTTTCCTCAACACGCAAGAAACATTGCTATTAACAATACTAATATGGTATTAGATATTGCAACTGATTTATATAATAAAGGATTTACAGATGTAACTATGGTTGCAGGTTCAGATAGAGTTAGAGAATTTGAAAACATACTAAAAAAATATAACGATATTAAATCACGCCACGGTTATTATAACTTTGATAACATCAATGTTGTATCTGCTGGTGAGAGGGATCCTGATGCTGAGGGTGCCGTTGGTATGAGTGCAAGTAAAATGAGAGATGCTGCCGCTAAAGGTGATATTAAATCATTTGAAAAAGGTTTACCAAAAGGTGTTGACGCAGTTGACATTATGAAACAAGTTAGAAAAGGTATGAGATTAGCCGCTTCTTATGGTTCATCAGGTAGTGCAGGTGCATTTATTGGTTATAGAGAAAAACCTATTGCAAGTTTAGAAGAATTTGAACAACAACAAATTAGAGACCTGTATATTAGAGAGATGATTTTTAATATCGGTGATGAAGTTGATTATGTCAAAGAAGATATACAAGGTAAAGTAGTTAGAAAAGGCACAAACTACATTGTTGTAGAGGATAAAAATAACAATTTACACAAAGCATGGATTTGGGACTGTGTTCCAATGGCCGCTGATAGAGAGGTAGAAGTGCGAGAATACAATTTAGACATTGATTACGGTTTTGAAGCCGTATCAGAAAAGAAAGAATACGGGCATACAGATAAATTACCACAAGATAGAGATGTGAAGAAAAAAGATGGAACACAACCAAAGAAATATTATTCCAGTTTATCAAAAGATACCAAAGATAAACGAGCATCACACTTTAAGAACACCGACACAACAAAGAATGACAACGACCCAGCACCTGGAGATAAGGATGCTAAGACAAAACCATCTAAACACACACAGAAATTTAAGAAAATGTTTGGAGAGTTACGAGTTGACCTCAAGGATGCTTGTTGGACAGGATACAAACAAGTTGGGCTTAAGAAAAAAGGAGACAAAATGGTACCAAATTGTGTACCAGAGTCTACTGAAATTGGTCAGGATTACGCCAAACACACATCCACAATAACACCTGGTGAACCAAACTATGCAGGATATGAAAACCCTAGTTACAAACCTGCTGAATCAGGTAGTGGTGAGATGGTTGCTAAAAAGAAAGTCAAAGGTTTCATTGAAAGAGAAAGTGATAAACCTAATGAAAAAGATATTAAAGAATGGGCAATTGCAGATACCACAATAGATAAATATAAGCAAAGATACAGTACAGAATGGAAAGCAAAGCTTGATGAAGTTGTTGCTAAAATGATGGAGAAAATATAATGTTAAGTTTTGCAGATTATAAAGATAAGATGAGTAAGGCTGTTCACTACCATGTAGAGAACAACATACCTTTTGCAGAAAACATTTATAGAATTCATAGTGAAGAGTTTTATAATCTGTTTTGTGAAGCGAGAGCTTTATATAAAGAAGGTCTTTTAACTGAGATTAATGATTGGGATAAACAATTATTAGAAACAGACATTGGTGAATTTGATGAGTATGAGGGTAAAAGAGTACCATTAGATATACCAATACAAGAAGAAGATGAAAAGAATCCGCCTTTAAATAAACCAAAAAGAGGTGGACCTAAAAAGTTTTATGTGTTCGTCAAAGACGGTGACAAGATTAAGAAAGTTACTTGGGGCGACACAACTGGATTATCTGTTAAGTTAAGAAATCCTGAGGCGAGAAAATCTTTTGCAGCTAGGCACAGATGTGACCAGCAAAAAGATAAAACAAAGGCCGCATATTGGGCTTGTAATTTGCCACGATATGCTAAGAGTTTGGGAATGAGTGGTGGTGGAAACTTCTATTGGTAATGTATTTTATGATGTAAGGCCAGACGAAACAAAGGAAGGCAATATGTTCACAAGAATATTTGAAGAGAAATGCCAACCTGAGGACTTAATTTGGCACCGTGATAAAAAGGATAGAACTATTAAAGTTATATCTGGTGTTAATTGGAAGTTTCAACACGATAATGAAGTACCAGAAATTATGAAAATTGGTGACAAGATTAAAATTAAAAAGGAAACATATCACCGAATCCATAAAGGACAAGGTAGATTAATTATAGAGATAGAGGAACATGACTAATTACAGACAAACAATGGCAGAAGCAATGGAAAAGGTGCATTTGTCAGAAAAAGAAATTAATAAGTTGCGTAACGGTGTTAAAGTTTTAGGTAACGCTTTGCCTAATAGAGCACTTGCACAACAAATGGCCGACAAGGCTAATAAGGAAATGGGACATAACGCAGATGTTTACCAATCTCCTTTTAACAACAGATTCTATGTTAGAATTAAAGAAGACATTAATGAAGCAGATGACCACGAAATCTCAATGGCTCGTGGTGAACTAGAAGCTATATCTGATAAAGCCTTAAAACTATCCTCTATCTTACAAGGCAAAACAGATAAAGATAATATTGAAGCGTGGGTACAATCTAAAATTACTAAAGCAAAAGACTACATCAATTCAGTTGCAGATTATATGGAATACAATCCAGATATGAAACAGAATGAAGAAGTTGAATTGGAAGAAGGTGTAACACCTGCTATGATTGCAATGCTTAAAAAAGAATATGAACCTTTTAGAGGCAAAACTATTACGGCTGCTAGAGCAAAACAATTAATGAACATCTTAGATAAATTTAAAGATGATGATTTAAAGAAACTATCTACTCAAAACATTCCTTTTATTTCATCTGGTTCAAAAAGTAAACTAGTAGTTAGAAATATGAAGTTTAAAGTAACTGAAATTAATCCTTTCAAAGAAGAAACAGATTACTTAGAAGAAACATTTGAACTTATTGAAGGCAAAATGTCGCAGATACACGCTATGATGAAAGATGGTAAGTCAGCGGCTGAGATTGCTAAAGTTTTAAAACTAGATTACAAAACAGTTAAAGATATTTTAGGTGAAAAAGTTGAAGAAGCTGTAGATAAAAAAGAAAAAGAAAAAACACCAGCAGTAGAACCTGTAGATAAAAAAGAAAAAGAAAAAACACCAGCAGTAGAACCTGATGTAAGGTCAGATGGTGAAAAAGAAGTTAAAAAAGAAGACGATTCAGAAAAATTAAAATCAGAACTTGAAAAGAAAAATGA